CCTGATAAAGTATTTAATAAATTGTCTGTTGCTGAAAAAGAAATAGGTGGAATGCCTAACTCAAGCGAAGATATTAAGCAGGCTCACGCAGCCGCTATAGAGTCTTATATACAAAAATATGTAGGATTAACAGAAGATGGAACTTATGGTCAAATGTATTTTAATGGTACGCTTAATGATTGGGCTAAGTTTGATCTAAATAAAAGAACAAAGTTTGACGCCGCGATTAGTTCGGGGTTAGCTATTATGGCATGTAATAGACATTTATATGCCCCAAATCAAGAACGGCAAAAGATAAGCCTAAGTTTTAATATAGCTAAATATAAAAACGAAGGTATGAAATCAAAATTAATAAATAACTATGGCTGAATCAATTTCAAAAAGTCATTTTCCAAGTCAAACGCTTAGCGATATTGAAAAAGCTAGTCCGAAGTTCGGATTAGAAGTTGCTAGAGCTATAGAAAACGAATGGTTTAAAAGGGATTCGTCAGGTAATCGTTTTTATATTAACCAAAATTCTTTTCATAAACTACGGCTATATGCTCGTGGCGAGCAATCTGTGCAGAAATATAAAGATGAATTGTCTATTAATGGGGATTTGTCTTATCTTAATTTAGATTGGAAGCCTGTACCTATTATACCAAAGTTTGTTGATATAGTGGTTAATGGCATGGCTAACAGAAGTTATGATATAAAAGCATATTCACAAGATCCGTTTGGTGTTGAAAAAAGAACACAGTATATGGAAAGTGTTATTAGGGATATGGAAGCTAAGCAATTAGACGCTTTTATACAACAAGAGTTTGGCATACGTACACAAGAAAGCAATTTGCAAGAATTACCAGAATCGCAGGAAGAGCTGGATCTTCATATGCAACTTAATTATAAAGAAGCTATTGAGATTGCAGAGGAGCAGGCACTGGCTGTTACTTTTGAAAAAAATAGATACGAGCTTACTAAAAAACGATTTTATTATGATTTAGCCGTACTTGGTATAGGATCTGTAAAAACAACATACACAAACTCTGAAGGTATTAAAGTTGAATACGTAGACCCAACTAATTTAGTATATTCATATACTGAGTCACCATACTTTGAAGATATATATTATATAGGTGAAGTTAAAACAATACCTATTAATGAACTTAAAAAAGAGTTTCCTAATTTAACTAATGAGGAATTAGAAAAATTAACTTCTGGTACATTTTCAAATTACAGAAGCTTTAATAAGTTTAATCCAAACGCTAATAAAGAAGACAAAAATACTGTTGACGTATTGTATTTTAATTATAAAACTTTTCATAATGAAGTTTATAAAATAAAAAATACTGTAACAGGCGCTTCAAAAGCAATAGTTAAAGATGAAACTTTTAATCCACCAGTAGATCCTCGCGCTAGATTTGAAAGAATAGCTAGAAACATAGAGGTCCTTTATGATGGTGTTTATGTTCCTGGAGCTAATATACTTCTAAAATGGGAACTGTGCGAAAATATGTTGCGTCCTAAAAGTGACTCCGCAAAAGTAAGAATGAATTACTCGGTAGTCGCTCCACGTATGTATAATGGCCGTATTGAGTCTTTAGTTAGTAGAATTACTAGCTTTGCTGATATGATTCAAATTACGCATTTAAAATTGCAGCAAGTAATGTCGCGTATGGTACCAGACGGTGTTTATTTAGATGCAGACGGTCTTGCTGAAATTGATTTGGGTAATGGTACGAACTACAATCCGCAGGAAGCATTAAACATGTTCTTTCAAACCGGTTCTGTAATTGGTAGATCATTTACGTCTGACGGTGATATGAATCCAGGCAAAATACCTATTCAAGAAATTAATTCAAATAGTGGTAGCAATAAGATAGCTTCGCTTGTAAGTACATATAACTATTATTTACAAATGATGCGAGATGCTACAGGATTAAACGAAGCAAGAGATGGGACATCACCTGATCCGAAAGCATTGGTAGGTGTACAAAAGCTTGCTGCGGCTAATAGTAATACTGCTACGCGCCACATATTGCAAAGTGGTTTATTCTTAACAGCAGAAACAGCTGAAAAGATATCGCTTCGCATTGCTGATGTGATTGAATATTCCCCGGCTAAAGAAGCTTTTATACAGTCTATTGGCATTCATAACGTTGCAATTTTGTCTGAGCTTAGTGAATTACATCTGCATGACTTTGGTATATTTATTGATTTAATGCCAGACGAAGAAGAGTCACAAAAGCTTGAAAATAACATACAAGCAGCTTTAAGTGGTGGGCTTATTGATTTAGAAGACGCTATTGATTTACGTGAAATTAAAAATGTACAGTTAGCTAATCAAATGCTAAAGATTAGACGTAAGAAAAAACTGGAGCGTGATCAACAAATGCAACAACAAAATATTCAAGCACAATCGGAAGCTAACGCTCAGGCACAACAAGTTGCTGCACAAGCAGAAGTACAAAAGCAACAAGCGATAACTGCTCAAAAAGCAGAGCTTAAGCAATTAGAATCGCAGCTTGAAATGCAGAGGTTAGCAAATGAAGCGCAACTTAAGAAAGATTTAATGCAACTCGAATTCCAAATGAACATGCAACTAAAAGGAATAGAAGTTCAAAGCGCTAAGTCTGCAATTAAAGAAAAAGAGGATCGTAAAGACGAGCGAACAAAAATACAAGCATCACAACAAAGTGAGCTTATTAGTCAAAGAAAAAACAATTTACCGCCAAAAGTATTTGAATCTGCAGGAAACGATATACTTAGTGGTGATTTTGACTTAGGTTCTTTTGAACCCAAGTAATGTATAGTGTATAATCTTATAATATTTTATTATGTCTGAAAACATTGAAGCAAAAGTTGTTGATAGCGAAGAGCTATCAATACAAGAAAAAGAACAACTTGTGCAGGAAAAAGCAGGTGCTACATTTGAAGATGGAGTGCATAAAGTTGATTTAACTCAACCACCTGCAAGTGAACAAAAACAAGAAGAAAAAGAAAATGCCGTTCAAGAACAAGAACCAGAGGGCAGCGTGCTACGCGGAAATGAACCGGTTGAAAAAACAGGGGAAAAAGCCGAAGTGGAATTGCCAGAAGTGGGACAAGAAAACCAAGAAGAAGCTGAAGAAGTAATTTTAGAAGAGCTTCCAAGAGTTGAGGAAGAGCAAGAAGAAACAATAAAAGAAGTTGAAAATCTTGCTGAAGAAGTTGAAGAAGCATTTCAAAAAGAAGAGGAGCAAGGTATAGAGCTTCCTGAAAATATTCAAAAGGTTGTTGATTTTATAAACGAAACAGGCGGATCGCTTGAAGATTATGTAGCACTTAATAAAGATTATTCAAATGTAGATGATCTTGCGTTACTTAAAGAATACTATCAACAATCAAAACCCCATCTATCATCAGACGAAATCGATTTTCTTATTGAAGATAAATTTACATTTGACGAAGACGTTGATGATGAAAGAGATGTGAAAAGAAAAAAATTAGCATTCAAAGAAGAGGTAGCAAGCGCTAAGTCTGAACTTGAAGGGCTAAAAACCAAATACTATGAAGAGATCAAAGCTGGATCTAGGCTTACGCCTGATCAACAAAAGGCTGTAGACTTTTTCAATAGGTATAACACAGAAAACGAAGAAACATCAAAAATAGCTGAGCAAGCTAAATCTGTATTTCTACAAAAAACAAATCAGGTGTTTAATGACGAATTCAAAGGTTTTGAATATAAAGTCGGTGATAAGCGCTATAGATTTAATGTAAAAAATACAGATGAAGTTAAAACAACACAAAGCGACATTAATAATTTCATTAGAAAGTTTCTTAATGAAGATGATACTATGGGTGACGCTAAAGGTTATCACAAATCGCTATTTACAGCTATGAATGCTGATGCAATTGCAAATCATTTTTATGAGCAAGGTAAAGCTGACGCTCTTAAAAATAGTATGAAAACGGCCAAGAATATTAATATGGATCCGAGAGGGGTTCATTCTAAAAGTAATACTCAGGGAGGAATTCAAGCAAAAGTATTAGGTGATGATACTTCTAAAATTAAACTTAAACTTAAAAATTATTAAAAATGGCAACTAATGTAGCATTTAGTGGTTTAACTGGTGGGGTAATTAGCCCAGTAGCTCAAAAAGCCACATTGTCTTCAAACTACCTTAACTTTCATGGTAGCACTGGAGCAAACTGGTCACAACAATTCCTTCCTGAGCTATA